CTATTGGCAGTGTTCAATTTTTGCTGCGGCGGGATGGGCGGTTAGCAATCTCGAAAAGTCCGTATCAAGCCGCAGCGCTTCGATTTTGCTGTTCAGAATGTCAAGAAATGTGACATCTTGCGTAATTAACTCAAATTCGCGAATGGAAAAATCCACGAGGACAAACCGTTTTTCTACATCTTCCCTGCTCAGATAGAACTTGCGAATCAACCCTTGTGCATCATTCCATCCTTTCCCTGTAACGCCATGATAAGAGAACAGGATGCCCAGACGATATGCAGTTGTCTGCATTAAGCAGGCAAACTTTCCGACGTAAGTAACGCCGACCTTCTTGCCATAGTTTTTGCATTCACCCAAAAACGAGGGATAATTGAGAATCAAGTTTCGGCTTTGTAGATATTTCCCCATAGATGTCGCTTCGCACACAATGTCAATTTCATTTGTGCCTGTCCGAACGTTTTGTTTGACTTCAAACAAGTTTCCGGAGTATTTAAGAAGCATCCGAACCAACATTTCCAATGCTTCACCTTTTTCCTTTGCAGTTGCGTTGCCGCCATTAAGCCCTTTTACGCAATCAAGCTGCTTGGAATACTCCGCTATTTGTTCTTCTGTCATTCGGCAAACGTTCTCGTTGCGCAGTTTGGAATCATCAACACTATCCAGTACACGAACAGCAGTATACAAATCCATGTTATCTGACATCGTGAATCACCTGAAAAATAATTCGGCTATTTTCTATCGCAGAAAATTCCGTTTCACAGCGTTCGCAGATAATGTAGTCAGGAATTTGATTAAAGACTTCCACTTTCAGCGCTGAATAGCCGCAGCAAGGGCACACCATTTCATAATAAGACTTCAAGAAGCCCTCTTTCTCCATGTCGTGCATAATCCGATAACTGGTGCCAAGCGGACATCTAAATTTCTGGACTAACACAGCTGGATAGAGCCATTGTCCCTTCTTATAATGCAGAAAAAAATCTTCTATGGAAGTACGCAAGGTCTTGTCGTCTACATAATTAGCAATCACACGGTCTATTGGCGCTAATGTGTTCAATGACACGATCCATCCTCTCCCTTCCGATTAGAACAGCATTATAGTAATGCTGGATTAGACCAAACCCGTTGTTACCATAGTTGAAAGTGAATTTGGCCCGCACGGATCTTGTCTTGATTTCGTTCGACCATAACAGCTCAATCCATGGAAATTCGGACATTTCACTTTTTTCATAGACGAACTGATTCAAAGCATCCTCCAATGCAGGCACTTTTTCGAGTTCTGCATGATACTCCTGAATCAGCGATTTCAGTTCCCCGATAAAAGGCAGAACCCACTCCTCGTTATCACCGACTTCCAAGACGGCGCGACCGCCGGAAGCCATATTCATGTGTTCTGCTACCAGTTTTACTTCATCGTTGGCAGTCTCTTTCATGAAGCTCATTTCAAGAGGCACTAACTCTACTGCCAATTTTTCTTTGAGATACGCCCTTATCTTCTGAACAAGTTTTGAATAAAATCCTTGCTGTGTCTGGAAATACTGCTTTAACACATCAAAGCGCATTTCAATCAGCTGATGTTTCTGATGAAGCACGACAAGCACCGGGTATTTCAAAAGCATCTCTTCTCCGCTCTGCGGGTGAACAGCTGAAAAAGCGAAGCAGAACTTTATCATAACCTGTTCTTCCAGCTCGCGCCGCACCGGAAGCGGTTCAGGTGCGTCATAGCCGACAGTTCGTTCACTTTCGTTTTGCTCGGCTTCCAGCGTCGGAATACCATCCACCGCATTTTTGACTGTTTTAAAGTCATCCGCTGTGAAAACGGCTGAATAGCGATAATCTTTTTCGTATTCCCAATCTTCAAAAAGGCGGATTGCTTTTTCACTTTCAGTCAAACATCTTGCAATCTGCTCTTCTAATTGCAAGTTAGTCACATTAACGGCCGGACGCGCGTCGAACATCTCGACTTGCTGCACACCGTCGCAGGAAATCTTGTTCTTAGCAAACATTTCCCCAATGTGCTCTTTCAGCTTTGAATTATACAGCTGAACCGTTCCAACAAGACATTGCTTATAGTTGCTTAACTGCATAGACAACTCGCCTCCTTCTTTATCATCCCACCTGCATTATAGCATTATCCAGAATGACTGTCCAGCATAAACGGAAATTACAACGCAATTTTAATATTACGCTGTAATTCCTAAACAAATGTGAAACACCCGTGCTTAAAAACCGCATCAGAAAAAGAGCCGGGACAGCCGCAGAGGATTTCTCCCTCCGCCGCCATCCCGGCTTTTCTTATGTCTCCTGATGCTCGTGCAGCGTTTCCCGGATCTCGTCAATCCGGCTGAACGCGGTCTGCACGTTGTTCTCCAACTGGAATGTCCGCTCGACGACGGAGTTGTGCTTCTCTACCTTGCGCTCCAACTGCTCCAAGCGGTAGGACAGCAGGGCGATTGTCTTGCTGTTGGCGAAGTAGCTGCCTGCCAGCGTGCCAATCAGAGAAATTGCCGCAACAATGATAGTATCCATCATCCTTTGTTCCTTCTTTCGCGTATTTATCCGAGAATGAACGAAATATCAATTGGCAGCCATGTATTAGCCACTGCGTCTGACCATGTATTGCCGAGCCTGTACCGAGCAAAGTGGACAAGTCCGGCAGCCGTGACGGTGCAGAGGCATACCGTCCGCGCCCTCAATGTCAATCTTTTTGTTTTTCACGGCGGGAGCGCCGATTTCTTTTGTGGTGAGAATCAATTGCAAATCATCATATGTATGAAGATTCCCGAAGGTGATGCCCTTCATGATGATTCCTCCCACATGGTAGAGGGGAGGGGGAAGCCCCTCCCCGGAAATTCCTTGTCAGTATTGTCCCAGCGCCGCCACCAGCGCAGTAACCTGCGTGTCGCTCAGTGCCGTTTTGTAGATGCGGAAGTCGCTGATTTCGCCCGTCATCAGCTGATAGACGTTCCCGTTCTCCACGCGCCCGAAGAGATAAAGCGGCTCGTCCGTGTAGTGGTCGGCGGGAATCGTATAATCAAGCGCTGAGTTATACGCCTTGCCGCCGTCCAGCCAGAACGTGTAGTTTCCGCCTTCTTTGCGGACAATCGCGTTGTGGTAGCCGTCCGTCGGCTCGGTGTAGCCCGGTGCATTGTCGAACGGGAAGGAGAACGCGCCGAAGCCGCCAGCGAAAGAGTAGTTTCTTGAATTGTCGGACGAATTGACACTGATGCGCAGGAAAGCACAGGTGTCTTTCTTTTCCGTCGCGCTCGAAAAGTGTTCACGCGATTCAAACACGCACCCAAGCGCACCATCGGCAATCACCATGTCGTCTTTGAAGCGGACGGCAATCGTCCAGTTCTTTTCCGTGTCGTGCGGCTTATAGCCGGTGCTGAAGACCTCGCCCGTGCCGATCATTGCCCGCGTCAGCTTGAAGGCGTATGCGCCGTAATCATCCTCGCCGTTCTTGACGTAGCCGTCATCGGCGGGCGTATCGTCGCCGCCGATGTCTGACTTCTGCGCGGCAATGAGCTGCCCCAGCTTCTCCACAACCAGCTTGCCGATGGCTTTGTAGCCGTACGCGGAGAAGTGCAGCGTCTCGAACTTGTCCTCGGTGCTGCCGCCGGAGGAGTACATCAGCAGCGGCGCATCCTTCTTGATGGCATCCGTCGTCGTCCATGCGGAGGTGTCCGGCGTGTTCGCACTCGCGGCAATGCCCGCCAGCGCATAGCCGCGGCTGACCAGCTCGTCCGGCAGGTAGAGCAGGTGGCACGTTCCGTCTTCATCGGTGAGCGCCTTGGCAATGCTGTTCGTGTCCTCGAAAACCCACTGCTTGACGTATTCCCGCGCAATCACGACGATGTAGTTGCTGTAATTGCCGTACGCAATCATGGCCTTCAGCTTCTGGATGTATGCCGTGTGCGAGCTGACCGCGCCGTTCGCGCCCATCCAAATCACGGCGTACCCGTTGCGGTAGTAGCGCATGGCGTACGTCTCAATCGGCGTATCGACCGGGACGGCTTTTGCGTTGCCGTCCGTCAGGCGGTGGAAGCGGTAGGCATAGCGCCCATCGGAATCAGCGGTGTAGTCGCGGGACAGGATGCCCTCCACGCCCGCGATGACGCAGGGGTTCACGCCCGCTTCGGTTTCTTTGAGCGGCTGTGCCACGTCGCCGGATTCCGTCGCAAGCCCAAGGCGGTTGTCATCGTAGTAGCCGCCGCGCAGGTAGCCAACAATGACGTTTTCGTCCGCTGATGCCGGGATGGTGAAGCCGCCGACCATCATCGGGTCTGCACCCTGCCGTGCCATAATCGTCTGGATGGTTTCGCCGCGGCAGCCGAGGTTGACGCACGGGTATGTCCGTGCCACCATGTCCGGGTATGCGCTGACAATCGTGTTTTGGATGCCCTCCGGGGTTGCCAGCCAGCCACCGACGCCCTCCGTCAGGCTGTCGCCCCAGCAGTACACCGTCTTCTGCTTCTCACTTGTCTGCTGATTGCCGCTCCCGCCGTTCTCTTTCAGCCATTCCAGCGCGTCATGAATCGCGGCGCGGATGTCCTTGCCGTACACGCCGGTGGCGATGGTTTCAAGTTTGCTGGCGAAATCGTTTTCGTTCACTCGCTTTCAACCTCCTTTTCCGCCTTCAGTGCCTTTTCCAACGCCTGAATGCTCGCCAAGAGTGCGTTCAGGTTGCTTGCGCCGCGCACCTCCACCGTGGCAAGCGCATTCAGGATGGCTTGCACGGTCTTCTTCTCCATCGTGATGGTTTCCATAGGCTTCTCCCTCCTTACTCCGACGCGCCCGCGCCGAGATAGCTGATTTCCTTCGTGCTGTAACGTCCGCCCGTGAAAACCTGCACGTTCGTCAGCACGTTGATGGTGTTTTCGCCGCCTTCCGGTGTTGCGTAGGTGATGGTCTGGGACGTTTTGCTCACGCGCAGCGCGTCGTTGATCGCGGTGACGACGGTCTGCTTCTGCCAGCCTGCCGACGATTCCCCGACGGTTAAGCTACTTGCTGTCAGCGTTCCCGGAACGTCCAGCGTCGTGATTAGCCCCTGCCCGGCGGTCAGCTCGTCAAAGTCGCCGTTGCCCGCGGTGATGTATTGCCCGCTGATGGAATCGCCGACAAAGTTTTCCGCCCATGCTTGCACTGTTTCAAGCTGTTCTGCCGTCACATAGCCGGATAAATCAATGCAAGCCGCGCTGATTTTGACCGCGCCCGCCGACTGGTTGATGACGGACACCACATCGCCCTTGCTGACCTTGTTTTCCAGCGTGCCGCTCATGCCGTCCAGCGTCGTCTTGACGGTGATGATGTCCTGCGTGTGCCGGTCTATGATACTGACGTAGCTGGTTAGTGTGCCGTTGATGCCGTTCAGCGTCGTCTGCACGGTGTTGAGCGTGTTGGTGTTCTCGTTGGTTTTCTGCGCGTAGGCGGTAATCAGCCCGTCGGTGATGAGCAGGTGCGTGTTCTGGTCGCTGACAATCTGCCGCAGGTACTCCACCGACGTGTCTACGACCTCCACCGCTTTGTTGGTCGCGGCGGTCGTGCTTGCCATGCCCGTCTCTGGTGTGCCGAATGTGTATTCGGACTGGTCGGGGCTGACGAGGTCAAGCGAAATCGCCGTGCAGGTGTATTCCGCGTCAATGCCGTGGGGCGGGGAGACGACGCGCACCTTGTCGCCGACGTGGAACGATTCCGCATTCACATCCAGCAGGTGCAAATCCACCGCGCTGATGGTGATGGTGATTGTCTCTTTTAGGCGCTTTTGCAGGTTCCCCTTCGCCATTTCCAGCAGCTTCGACGCGTCCTTCGCGTCGAACTCCGTCACGCCCCAGATGCGCCCGTAGAGGGCGATTCCGGCTTCGTCCTCGATGTAGTCCTTGCCGTCGTTGACGCTCTCGATGGTGATCCGGCTGTCACCCTGCCCGGCGTATGGAATCAGGCACGTCACGACCTCCGACGCGGAGACGTACTCGGACAAGTCCAGCAGATTCTCCCCAAAGCGGATGACTTGCCCGCACGATGTGCCGCTCTCCTTCGTCCAGTCCAGATAGCGCACGCCGCCTTCGTGGCGGACGCGCAGGAAGCCGCCGTGAATGTCTAAGAGGTTGCCGCTGATTTCGTCCCATGTGTTGCCGTAGCCCGTGTTTTCCACGCTGGACAGCGTCTCAATGTCCACATTGCCGATTTGAAACTGCTGCGCCTCGCTGACCGCCTCGTTGTGCCGCGTCAGGTACAGGCGGAACAGCCCCGCCGCCGTGCTGTCGTAATCCGCCAGCTTGTACGGATGCAGGACGCTATCCACTAAGTAGGTTAATTCCCCCTCGCAGGTGACGGTCTTCTGGCGGTAGAAGTCGGTTTCCGTTTCCAGCACGCGCCCGCGCCAGATGATTTCGTCATCCTGCCGGACGTCAATCCGCGTCCGCATTTTGTGCAGTGCGCTGTACATCGGGTGCTCCGGCAGCAGCACAAACGTCAGCGTTCCGGCGGCATTGCACTGCGTTTCCAGCACGGGGGACAGGACGGAAAGTTCCTCGTCGCCCGGCAGATAGAGCAGCGAATCGTCCGCATAGATGGTGTACATTATAGCCGCCCTCCTTGATAGTTGATGGACACCGTGCCGCTGCCGGTAAAGGTCAACACGTTGTCGCCCTGCGTGATGCAGATGCCGCTGACGCGGTTCTCACCCGCGTGTAGGGCGTATTCCTTGCCGCCGAATGTGGCGGTCATGGCGTCGCTGACCGTGATGGTCGGGATGCACGGTCGCCTTGTTCCGGGAATGGTCAGCGTCAGCGTTCCGTCCACCGGAAGCGCCCGATAGTCGCGGATGATGCCTGTTTCAAAGTTGAAGCTGTCCCACAGCCAATCATCCACCGACGTGCCGATTTCCAGCTTGTACGGGTTGCAGACCGCCTTGATGCTGATGCTGGCGGTCTTTCGGTCGCTGCCGAGTTTTCCGACGGTGACGCGCCCGATATAGTAGTAGTCGGGGTCTTCGTCGAGAATGATTTTGACCCTCTGCCCGTGCAGCGTATCGAGAAGTTCGGAATAGAGACTGTCCCAGCGGTTCCGCGCGTCGATGACGAGGAAATCCGCGGAGAAGTCCCGCGTCTGGAAGCTCACGCGCCCAGTCAGCGCTTCGGACAAATCGAGCTGTCCGTCCAGCCCTGGCACGTCCACATAGTTCGTCCGGATGGCAGGCGGCGCGATGGTTGGGCGCGTTTTCGGCAGCAAGCCCCAATCGCGGTAGGTGTGCTTGCCGCCCAGCGTTACCCCGTAAATCATGCGTTCCGCCCCTTTCGCAGTGCCATCCGCCCCAGACGCTTGTCCATCTTGTCCGCCGTTGCGCCGACAAGCACGCCCGTATCCAGCACAATCTGCTGCTGATTCATGCCGCTGAAGCCGCTTTGCAGGGTGGCAAGCATCTGGTCGAGCTTGCGCTCCATGCTTGCGCCCACGACTTCGTTGACCGCGCTCTTGACATAGCCTTGCAATACGCTGATGGGCGCGACAGCCTCCGCACCAGCTTCCCCGACGAGGTGATAGCCGCTGTGCGTATCAAAGAGGGTGGGCTTTGAGAAGATGGCGCCGTCAGCGTGGGCGGATGGTGCGCCGATGTAGGTGTTGGGGATTTTCGGCTGCAAGAATGTAGGCGTGGTGTTCCCGTACAGAATGTTTTTTTGTGCGCCTTTCAGTGCTTCATTCAGCACGGCGTCTTGCGTTTCTTTGCTGACAGGGTTGCCCCAGAAGTCGGTCTTCTCTTGGAACTCCCTTCCGCCGCCGCCCATGGTTGCGCCGCTGGAACTCGTGCGCGTGTCCGAACCGTGCTCTTCCACCATGAAGCCAAGCACCAAATTGACTTGCCGTGCAACGCTGTTCCACCATGTCTGAATATCTCTCGCCATGAGGTTGGCTTTCCGCCCGATGCCATGGAAGTCGATACAGCAGAAGTTGCCGACCGCCTCCACAACCCCGTTCCACCAATTCTGAACGTTCTCTTTTGCCTTGGAAAGCTCCTCCTCCGTCGGCTTTTCGTCGCTTGTCCCGAACACGAGCCGCAGGAATACTCCGGCGGTTGACACGAAGGTTTCCCACGATTCCTTGAGGGTCTTCGCTACGTCCGGCCAGTCCGGCAGGTCAACGCCGAACACGCCCTTGAAAATGCCCTGAATCAGCGGATAGCCAACGTGTTCCCATGCCCATTTAATCGCACCGCCGATGTCCTGCATAATCGTCGGCAGGTTCGTCACAATCGACCGCAAACCGCTGCCGATAGCTTGTCCCAGTCCCTTGAAGTCAATCTTGCCGATGAGGCTCTTGAACGTCTTCAGCAGCGACGGGAACAGCTTCTTGAGTGCACCGCCGATTTGCTTGACGACGTTGGGCAGTACGTCGATGATGCTGCCCAGCAAGTCCGGCAGCACGTCCGCCAAGCCGCCGATGAGCGTTGTCGCCGCCTCAATCATGGAGGGCAGAACGGTGCTGATGATGCCCGGAAGCTGTGGCGCAAGCGTCGAGACAAGCGTCTGCACCGCCTGCACGAGGCGCGGCGCCATCGTCTGCAAGCGCGGGACGATGTTGTCCACCGCGGTCATTACGCTGTCCGTCAGGTTGCCGACAAGCTGGTCAATGTCCTGATTGCCGTCCGCTAAGCCGGAGAGCAGGTTCGCCCACGCCGCCTTGACCGAGCCGATAGAGCCGGAGATGGTCGTCGAGGCTTCCTTTGCCGTCGTCCCGGCAATATTCTGGCTTTCCTGGATGACGTGGATGGCTGCGATGATGTCCGAGAAGTTGCTGATGTCGTACTTCACGCCGGAGAGTTTCTCTGCATCCGCCAGAAGCCGCTCCATTTCCTTTTGTGTGCCGCCGTAGCCGAGCTTCAAGTTGTCCAGCATCGTATAGTTCTGCTTCGAGAACCCCTTATAGGCGTTCTGAATATCCTCCATGCCGGTGCCGAAGGTGTTCGCATTATCCGCCATGTCGGTAATCGCCAAATCGGCATACGCGGCGGCGGCGACGGTGTCCTTGCCCAGGGACGAAATCAGGCTCGCGGAGAAGCTCGTCACCGTGTCCATGTACTCGTTGGCGGATAAGCCTGCCGTGCGGTAGGCGTTACGCGCGTATTCCATCACGAGGTTCTGCGCATCGTCGCCGAATAGCTTTTTGACACCGCCTTCCAGCTGCTCATAGCTGGCGTAGACGCTCATGGCGCTGCTGACGAGCTTGCCCATCGCGGCTGTCCCCGCCGCCACGCCTGTGCTGATGACCTTGCCCATTTGCAGCGCCGCTTGCCCTGCCAGCTTGAAGCCCTTGCTGAGTGCGCCGCCAACCTTCTGTCCGGCTTTGCTGACCTTGGCAAGCGCCTTTTCTGCCCCACTCGTATCCAGCACGATAGAGCCGAACAGTTCAAAGATACTGCTCACGTCGTTTTCCTCCCTTCTCCCGGCGGTGTGAAGCCGTCGAGCAGATTCCAGCTGTGCCGGATGTCCTCTGCTGTGAAGTCCGGCGTGTCCACGGGCGCAGAGGTGCGGTATTCGCGCAGAAATTCGCTGAATCCCTTGTCAAAGCACTTGTGCAGCCACACTTCCCACAGCAGCTTCTCTTCCGTCTCTTCGTTGTACATCCGCACACACTGCTGGATGAAGTCCGCCAGTCTCCCGCGCCGCAGCATTCCGGTCAGCAGCGCCATCGGGTCGCTATAGCGGCGGTAAAGCATGTCGAACAGCTTTACTTCGTCTGCCCCAAGCGCTTCATCAGCCGTGTAAAAAAATCGCGAAAATCCTCGCTTGCCATCAGGGTGAATACCGCCTCGGCGAACACGCCCATGTCCAGCGCGGCAATTTCGGCGGGCGTTTTGCCGCTCAAATCCGCCAGCCATGCGTAGATGTCCGCCTTGCAGTCCGGCAGCCGCGCCAGCAGCTTGTCCGCAATCATCAGCGCGACGGTCACGCCGAGGCTCTCCGCGCTCTCGCTGCCCTCGCGCACCCGCTGGACGGCGGTCTTGGTCGGCATGGCGCTGCGCAGGTCGTTCACGCCGATTTGGGACAGGATGCGCATCATCGTGAAGAGGTCGTCCGCGCACAGGCGGCGCAGGGTCAGCGTAGTGTCTTCCATGGTGATTCCTCCTTTTGATAGAAAAGGGGAGAAAAGCGCGCGGCTCTTCTCCCCCCAAGGGGCATTGCCCCTTGACCCGTTCTCGCGATTGACTTGTCTGCATACTGCATACAGTTTTCGCGTGTTTATACAGATTCACGCCGTCGCCTCGGCGGTCTGCGCTTACGCAGCATAGGTGTCGTTCGGATAGTAGATGTGCCACGGCAGCGTCTCGCCGTCGCCGTCCAAACCGGCATAGCACTCGAACGTGTACGTCCCGACCGTGCCTTGCTTGCTCTTGTTGTCGTTCTCAAAGCCGGACGTGCACAGCGCATTGTCCAGAATCGCGATGATGTTGCGTCCATCCAGCGTTTTGCCGACAAAGGCGATGTTCTCCCAGTAATCGCCCACGGCGATGTCCGCCTTGTCCTCGATGAGGTTGAAGCGCGTGTCGGTCGTCGCTGCCGCGCTCTTGCCCAGCGTCGCCGCCGTCAAGACGTCCTCCGTCAGCTCAATGAAGCTAACTTCCATCGTCGCCGTGCCGCCGGTTTTGATGGAAAGCTCCTTCGTGTTCACATACACGCCGTCCACTTCCACCTTCGTGATTTCCGGCTTAATCGACACCTTCGAGCCGCCGGACGTTGCGCCGACAAGCGAATCGGCGAAATTCCACGCCGCCCCCTCGTACTTCAGCCCCTTGTGAATCGTGCCTGCACCGAATACGATGCTCTTGGGCGTGGCGCTCGTTGCGCCGCTTCTGCCTTCCTTCATGTTTCATCCACACTCCATTCTTTGATGTTCAGATTGATGCTGATGCGCCGTGCCGCGCCGTCAATATCCGGCAAGAGCGACGCACCCGCGAAAGAAATTGCAAGCCCTGACCCGCTATCCGTGATGCACGTCCAGCCATACGCCGGGAAGCGCGCCTGAATCGCCTTTGACGCCGCCAGCAGGGCATCAAGACCCGCGCGGCTGTAGCCCAGCAGGGTCATCGTGCTGTCCGTGCGCCCGTCCTCGGTGAAGCTCTCCGCGTCCACCCACTGCCCGACGAAATACGTTTCCGGCAGCGGGGCTGCGCGGTACTGCCCCAGCGCGTATGGCAAGCGCATATCCGCCATCGCCGCGCGGAGGATGGAAAGCGCCTCCTGCGTCATTTCATTTCCTCCCCAAGAATCGTTTCCGCCATGCGGATGATGGTGTTCTGCTTCGCCGCGAATGCCTTCTGGAGTGTCAGATGCGCGTCCTCGCCATTGGTGGCGACAGCAGGAAGCCCCTGACTCCTGAGGTACTGGACGGCTTCCTCCGCCTCCTGCTGACTGTCGTACACGCGCGAGTTCTTTTCGCCCCGCGGCTGCCCCTCAATGTACACCCACCAGCCTTTGCGCCCGTCGCCGTGGATGGCGTGGCTGCCCGTGCCGAACTCGTTCCAGAATGATTCCTCCAGCGGGCTGCCAATCTGCGCGCTCATGGCGCTTTCATCGACGGAATTGCTCCATGAGCCGCGCAATTGCGTCTTCTTCGTGGGCGTGGTGCGGATGGTCTGGCTTGTCACCTCGTGCGCCGCCTCGATAAGGAAGCGTTTTGCCGCGTCCTTCATCTGCGCGCTGACTTTCATGCTGTAATCCCGAAATTCAACCGGCATTGCTGTCGCCTCCTGTGTATTTCAGGTAGATTTCCAGCTGTGAGCCGCTGCCCATCTCCATCGGATTGTCAATCAGCAGCACATCATAGTGCTTTCCCCGGCAGACAAGGCGGCTGTTTTCCGCCGTGAGGTCTGCCGGGAGCGCCTGATAATCCGCCACAAAGACATGGGTGCTTTCCTGCACCTTGGCATTGTACACGCTGTACTTACTGTCGCCGCCGGAGAGGTCAAGCCATCCGCGCAGGGTCGCCGTATCCGTCCACTGCTGCACCTGTTCGCCGATTTCGTTTGTCGTCGTCGCGCTGGTCTGGATGATGACTGTCACGTTGCCGCCGATGCCCTTCATACCTTGTCCACCCCTTGCCCGAATCGCGCCTTGATGTAGGGCGTCAGGAAGCCCATGAGCGCCTTGGGGAAGCCCATGACGGCGTTCTCGCCCGTCAGGTCGAAGTAGGTGACGGCGTGGCGGGAAATCGTCTCCGATGCCACGCCGACCTTGTTTCGATTGTCCAGTTCCCACTTCAGCAGGTTCACGACGCCCATCTTCACATCGTCGGGATAGCGTACGAGCGTCGCCGTCACGTCGATTTCGTCCTTCAAGCCACGCTCTGAGACCGTGAAGGCGAGTTCATCTGCGCTTTCGACGGTATACAGCCCGTCATTATACAGGGAGAATGTCACCTGCACCGTATCGCCGACGGAGAAGGGGACAAGCGCTTCCCCCATAAAGGTGCGTCCCACGACGTCACCCGTCCAGCGTTCGCTCCTGCGCTGGAAGTTGTTGTTCGTGTAGGCGCGAATCAGCAGCTCAAAGCCGCGCAGTTTCGCCGCCAGCAGCGCGTCATCTGCATCTGTGGTGATTTGCTTCCGCAGCTCCTCCACCGTCATCAGCATGACATTTGCCCCCTCCTTTCATCACTTCTTGAACTTCGCCAGCACGACCTTCGCGCTGTTGGTCAGCGCCACGCCGTAATACTTCGCCGCCGTCACGTCGGTCTGCTGCTTCTTCGGCAGCCATTCCGCGTCCACCTGAATGTCCTTTTTGAGGAAGATGGTCACGGCGGGCAGCTCGTCCTCGGTGTACTCGGTTTCGGGGGAATCGGGCTCCAGCTTGATAATCGGGCAGAGGTAGTACTGATTCGCCGTCGTAACCGCGTTCACCGTGTCGCCAATCTTCAGCACGGCGGCGCAAAGAGGCTGCACGGTGGACAGCTTCTTGTGGCTTGCGTCTTCGGCGGTGCTTTCGTCGGTGATGGTGAAAGTGCCGCCAGACGCCTTCTCATACTCGATGTGCTTAACCTTCTTGGACTTCTTGACCCACGCGCCAGCAATCTTGCCAATCGCGCCGTTCACCGCCACGCCCGCTGTGAACTTGTCCGCGGACAGGAAGTCACTGTCCTTGAGCAGCGTCGCTTCCTGCGCCGGGTGGATGAACAGCACCTTGTCCACGCCATCCTCTTCGTCCTCAAACTTGGCAATCGCGTCCACCAGCCCGCCGTAGGCAATCGCCGCGAGGGTGGATGCGGCATAGACGTTCTTGCCCGTGTACACCGCGTCCAGTACGTCATTGTCCACCTTGCCCGCAATCGCCTTGGCAAGCTGGGTTTCCGCCTGCGCAATCGGGTTGCCCAGGCCGCTGTTGACGGCTTCCTGCGTGATGCCGACCGCCTTCATCGCCTTCTTAATCGTGAAGGTAGTCGAGGAAGCCGTCAGGGTGCTGAGACCCACCTCCGCGCCTTCTGCCACGTCCTCTGCATCGCCGATGTAGTTCCAGCTCGGCACGGTCTTGGTGTCGCCCGGAACGCCCACCAGCGTCGTGTCCACCTTCGCATAGGGGGTCAGCTTCAGCTGCGCGTTAATCTTCGCGCCAATCATCGCGCCCATTACTTCGGGGTTAATCAGGTTGTTCAGCTTGGTAACTGCCATTTATTTTTTCCTCCTCATTATCATTTTCGTGACCTCACGAAAATGGTCTGTGCCATTTTGTTAATGTCAACAAAATGGTGTCATTTCTCCGCCGCCATCGCCGCGCGGAAGGCTTCCGGGTTCTCCTCGAAAATCTTCTGCCGTTCTGCGTATGGCTTCTTGAGAATCTCACTCCGGGACAGCGTCCCGTGTCCCTCCTGATCCGGCAGACGGTTCTCGATGATGTTCTTCTTGCCGCTGGCTTCAAACTGGTTCGGGTACTTTTTCTTCAAACTGGCAAGGGTGTTCTCCCATCCGTCGATGTTTCCCTTGTCGTCCAGCGTCAGGGCGTCCCCTTTCTGCTGGAGTACCCACGTCATGTAGTCGATGTCGCTTGCGCCACCGCGCATGAGGGCAATGTGGATAGCAGCATCCATGCGGCTCTTTTGCAGGGCCACCTGCGCCGCTTCAAGTTGCCTGTGCATCTCGTCCATCTTCTCTTGGCTGCCGCTGTGTTCTGCCTTGTCGGCTTCGAGGGCGGCAATCTTCTGCTGCGCCGCTTCGAGCTGCTGGCGAACGCTTTCGTGTTCTCCTTTGAGCTTTCCGAGGCGAATATCCGCGTTCTCCTCGCCGGTGGTGAAGAGCTTGGCGGTTTTCATGTCGTTCTGGATGGCGCGAATGGTGTCCTCCGCAACGCCGTTCTGTTTGAGAATCTCTGCAAGCGTCATGTGTTTCTCCTTCCACCGCCCTACGCTTATCTACGGGGTCGCATCCCGTGGGCAGTCGGTGTTTTACGCCGCCTCCGGCGAGAGAATGATGTTGTATACCAGAATCGCAAAGGCGCACCCGCTCTTGCGTCAGGTGCGCCTGATCGCCGTTATTGGAGCAGTGCCGCCCACGTCTTCGCGCCGACGATGCCATCCGCGGTCAAACTGTGCGCGGTCTGGAATGCCTTGACGGCGGCGGTGGTGTTCTTGCCGACGATGCCGTCCACCTTGCCGCAGTCGAATCCCGCGTCAATCAGCAGGTATTGCAGAACTTTGACTTGCGTTCCTCTGCTGCCGTTCCTGAGGACGAGAAGGGGGCTTGCGCCGTCTCCGGCATCCGCCGGGTTCTCGGTCGGGGCGGGCGTGACAGGCGTGTCAGAGGGCGAATCAGGCGTATCAGCGGCGTAAGACGTGCCGGTCAGCTCTGCCCACTCGTTCCAGCGGGTGATTTTGCTCTCGACCACGCCATAAGCCGTGCCTTTTGCCTCGATGACCTTGCCATCGCCGACGTACAGCCCGACGTGGTGGCGGTCGCTGCTCTTGGTGAGGAACACCGCCGTGCCGGGCTTGAGCGGCTGACCGTCGGTGCGCTTGCCGCCCTGCAATGCCCCCTTAGCGGCGGCGTACTTGCGCCACATGGTGTTGCTGCCGTGGTACATGTAGCCGCCTAACTGCTTATATGCCCAGTAGAAAAGCCCGGAGCAGTCCGCAACACGCCGCCCGACCCACTGCTGCCCGTAGCGTATCGTCTGCGCGCGGGTGGCGCTGTCCTGCGCACGCTGCGTGTGAATCTGCCCCGTGCCGCCCCAGATGTACCCCCATTTTTCCGCCAGTGCGCGGCGGAAGAGGGCGACCACCTCCGCCGCGCTGACCGTTTTCGATGCCATCGTCAATCACCACCGGGGTCAATTTCTGCTTTGCCGAGCTGTTTATACACCTGATTCACGCCCGTCGAGGCGAGCCCCGACACGATGCCGACCGCGAGCGCATTCAGCACGTCCTTCGCCGGGAAATCCGGGATGACGTACATGCCCACGATGCCCAGCACGCCGCCCGCCGCGCCCACGATGACCGGAATCAGCTCATCGCGGATGCTGCCAACGCTCTTGCAGAGCAGGCCAATCAGGTAGGTGATGACGACAATCGCCAGCACCGTTCCCATGGTAGAGATGTCCATGATACCACTCCTTTTTGGAATTATTGTATGAAAAAACAGCCTGCACGAGGTGTGCGGCTGCTTTTCGCAAGATGATGTTTGTCCTAAGTTAAGTTGCAATTTTGCCGCCCCAGAAGCCAGCAAGCGCAGGAAAATCAAGCGTTTGCAAGTTGACGGCAAGTTGCAATTGCACGCAATTCACACGCAATGTCCCACCATGATGTCGCTGAGAAACTCCCGATTCACGGTGATGTTCGGCAGCTCATTCGCCTTCATGGTAATGACCACCTGCAAGTTCGTCGGGCAGGCATAATCGCCGTAGATGCTTTCTGCCTTTTCGGTGATGGTCTGCCCGCAGTCCCTGATTTGCTGGATTCGCTTCTCTCTGGTCATTTTCATGCCTACACGCCCCTTTCAGCGTATCAAAAAAGCACCTTGCGGGGGGCAGGGTGCTTAATATTCTTCCACGATTTCAAAGTCCTCCGGAGAGTACAGGAACGTTTCGCCGCTGTCATCCGTCACGCGGAAAAGTCCCGTCACCGAATGGTATGCGCTATATACCTTGCCGTTTTTCAGATAGATGTGGTCTGTGTCATTTACGCAGCGCACCTTCATTTCCGGCTTTTCAGGAAGTGGTGCGGCAGCTTCTTCAAGCTGACGGAGAATCATCACGTCATCTTCTTTCAGCAGCTTGTCCAGATCTTCGCGTGACATAGCGGCATACTTTGCGCGTTCTTCGTAGTCAATGTTGTCATTTTCGCGGTAAACTACTCGTTTTGCCACGTTACTTCACCTCCCTGAAAGAAAAATCGTACAACTCCGACAGATATTCCAGTGCCTTACGCTGTGCATCACCTTCATTGTAACCTGTTTTTTTGAAGCTGTCAACACGCTTGTTATAAATTGCATCAATGATTTTCGTTTTGGGTGCGCTGTACTTGTAAATCGTCCCATCATGACACAGCACATAGCCCGCCGAATACCCATTTTGCAATGCAGCGTTGATGTCTGCCGCGCTCGGCGGCATACTGCCGGGGTGGTTGTGGAACGCTACCACTTGCTCGCCTTTCTCCTTCGCCTTTTTAATGGCGTTGAAGATTTCCTCCGTGTACTCCGGCGTTCCCGGCTTGCTGCCTGTGACGGACTTCACCCACGTCTGCCTATCGCGGTTATACAGGTACAAGTCCTCGCCATTCTGCCCGGAACGATGCTGCAGCAGCTCCTTGGCGGCTTTCAGGAACTCGCGCCGCTCTTGCGGGCTGTTCGCCATCAGGTCGAATTTGTCCGCGTATTCTCGGCTTTCAAGTACCTTGGAATCCACCGCGAACGCGCGGCTTTTCGTAATTCGTTCCTGATTGTAGAATACTTTTTCACTTTCCTCGGCGGCTTTCAGATACTTCTCCTCAAACTCCCTGAACCCCTCCGTCTTGTCCAGCCCGAAGAACTTCGCCCTGTCCTTCATGGTCTGCAACTCGTCCGCGTCCAGCGCCCACTTCGCCCTTGTCAGCGCCACGCAGCGGCAGTTGCAGTCCTCTTCGGGTCGCCCGAATGCGCCGGGGTATTCCGCTTTCTTGCCGTCTATCTCGAACGGCTCGCCAACTTCGCGAATCTGCCCGTCCAGTACGCGGTGATCCGTGCGCGTGTTGCCATCCAGCACGGCATCCCACTGCTTCACGACTTGGCAGCCTTGACCCTTGGCGGCGTTGCGTGCATCATCGGCGGATTGCTGCTGAATGCGGTGTCCTTCGGTGCGGACAATCGTCTTCGCGCGTTTGAGCGGGATGCCGGAAGAAATCTGCACCTGACGTGCAATGAAGCTGTAATCGCTGCCGATGGAGATGCCAATGGAAATCTCCCGGCGGATGGTCTTCTTCAGCTTCCGCATATCCACGCCGAGTTCACCGTACAGCCGCCCGCTGAGCTTGCTGTCCGTGCGGACGGCGCGGGTGACGGCGCGCTGGTCAATGGGGGCGAGGATGGGCATTCCCTGCTTGTGCAGGCTGTACATCGTGCCGACGTAGCCGTGCTGATAGCTGCGCGTCAGGTATTCTTCGATGGTCTGATTGCTTTTCTTGTGCAGTTCGTCCAGCGCGGCGTTGATTTGGGCTTTCATCGCCTCCTGATAACGCTTCTGGTAGATTTTCGATTGCGTCATCTCGTCGCTTTCGAGGATGCGAATGTGGTTGTCGATGCGCCGGAGTGCCCGCTGGTACGCCTTTTCCAGTGCCTTGATGGTCTCCTGCTCATCATCCAGCATGGCTTGCAGGGCTTCCTTCTCGCTCTTGCGCATTCACATCACCCCGCGTCATCCTCTTCCGCCGGAACGCCATCCAGCACCACGTCCGCCGCGCCGTCGTCTGATTTCGTCCGCCCGCGAATCGTCTTGTAGTCCAGTTCCAGCACGTCGCAGATGTTTTCCAGCAGCGTTTCGTCATCCAGCACGTCCGCAAGCGCCAGCAGCGTGTTCACTTGCGCCTGCTGCTTCTGCGCGTCGGTCAATGCAATCTGCGCGTTGTCCAGCGCGTTCGCCATCACCTCGCGCTGGAAATCGAAATACACGTCCTGCATCTGGTAGTCCGTGCCGCCGGATTCGTTGATTTCCGCCAAAACGATTTTCAGCAGCTTGCGCATGAACTGCTTCAAGCGGATTTCCAGCTTGTTGCACTTGAGGTCAAGCAGCGCATAGCGGCTCTTGATGACGATGTTCGTCACGTTGCCGTCGCCGACCTGCGCGGCATTGAAGCCCATGCCGAAGCGGTAGATGTTCTTTTCGTCCAGTTCCAGCTTCGTCTGGCGCGCCTGATAGGGAATGTCAATCGTGCGGATCTCCACGTCGCCGCCGGAATCCGGGATGCCGATGTGCTTTTTCGCCCGGATGTTCGTCATCAGCTCATCGAGGTTGTCGCCCTCAAAGCCCTTGACGACGTAGAGAACTTCGTTCGCGTCCTGAATGTTGTTGGAAAGCCCGCAGGACATGAGGTCGTAGTCGTCAATCAGCCCCTTGATGGTTTTGAGCCCCGAAAACTGCTTTGACCCGTTGTCCAGGCGGAAGAAGGGGATGAAGCCGAAGCCGTCAAAGTAGGTGCTTTCGTCGCCGGGCTTGCGCCAGATGGTGTGCGGGCGCGGGTTGATGGGCGCGGATTCATCCGGCACAATGTCACCCTCGTTCACCTGGCAGAAGAAGTGCGTCTGCTTTTTGTCCCACACCTGAATGCGCTTGATGGCTTTGTTGTCCTTGCTGATGCGGTCGATGTACCAGTAGATGACGTACTCGCAGCCGTCGTCGGTGTCCTTTGCACGCACTTCCACCACGCCGAGGCCGTCCGCCGCCTGAAAGCGCGTGCGGCCGTCCGCATCCTTGTAGGCGTACATGTACTCGAAGCCCTTCGCCACCGCGCCCGTGATGACCTCGTAGAGTTCAGCGGTGAAATCCTCGTCGAAATAGTCCTCCAGCGCCTTTTGAAGCTCCGGAATGTCCGACCGCACGAACGCTTCCTGCCCGGACAGCATGTACTGCGTCTCTTGGTCTACCAGCTCGGTGAAGAACGGGTGACTGATTTTGATGTTCGAGCGGTTCTTGTCCTCCTGCGGCGTGCCGTCGGCGTTGATGAAGAACAGGCGGTAATTGCGGATGTCGTGGTCGCCCTCGTAGTAACGCTGACCCTGCCGCGCAAGCTGCTTGCGGGTGGATGCGCTGTCACTGTCGATGAATGTGCGGATTTCCGCAGGGGATAACATAGGGATGCGCCTCCTTGGTGGTGAATTTGGGGTATCAAAAAAGCACCGTGCGCGTGCAGGGTGCTCTTAGCGAATTTCTTCGATTGTCTTGATTTCTTCTGGGCGGAACGCTATCATTCCGCCGCTTTCCTGTGCCTGTAGGTTACCGTCAGCCCTGCGCCGCCGCCTGCGGTGACGATGGTGGTCGGCGCATAGGTGGTCAGTGCCTTTTACGCGGCGATTTCAGCGGCGGAAAGAGCGGTTTCGACGGGTGTTGCAAGCGCTGACCAGACATAAACGTCATTCGCGTCGAGGAATGCTTTAAAGTCATCGACGGTCGTCGTGCCCCTTGCCGCGTAAGCGAAACCGATGATATTACTGCTGCTGGTAGCAATGCCGCCTACGGTTTCACCGTTGATGGCAGCACTGAAATGCGTGCAGAACACTCCTGCTGTATTGATTCTGGTGAACGTGCAAAAATAGCGGTCAACATTGTTTCCAGTCTTCGTCCATTTCATCGAAGATGTCAGCTTGAATTTGGCGACCCGCTGCACATGCACCCCGCGCGCCAAATCCATCTCGTCGCACACCCACTGCTGCCTGTTTTTGTCCGTGTAGTTCCCGCCGGATGTGACCGGGATGCCCGGCAGCGCGTTCGGCGTTTGCAGCGTGAGTGTCTGCCGCTCGCCCGCCCTGCCGGTGATGCCGATTGTCAGTACCCTGCCAGCACCCGCGCTGACAATCGGCACGGGCGCAGTCGGGAGCGGCACGCCGTTCTGCGTGCTTTTGCCGTACACATGCAGTGCGCCAAACGGTTTCCCTCCGATGCACTCCGTCAGCGTCAGCGGATTGCCGGAAAGCGTCGTGTCCTCGCCGCTGGTCACGCCCTCGTACAGCTTGCGGATGAACGTACCATAGAGCCGGTTGTCGCGCTCCACACCCATCTTGGCGGCAATGTCATCCAGCACGTCGCCCAGCAGCCGCCCTTGTGTCTGGATGCCCAGCCCTGCCGCCAGCGCGTCCAGCTTGCCGTGGAAGCCGACCTTCTCGCACGGGATTGCGTACTGCGCAAGAATCGCCGTCAGTCTTTCTCCGTCTGTCATTCGCGTCATCCTCTCGTTAGTACGTCCATCTCTTGTTGATGATGTATTTTTCCAGCCCATACCGCATGGCGTCCATCAGGTGGTTGAAGTCGTCAATGGGGCTATCGAGCATCTTGCCGAACTTGTCCTTGTCCCATGTGTAATTGCTGATTTCGGTCAGGAAGTTTATGCAGCGCGGGTGGATGATGATTTCGAGGTTCTGAATCCACTGGATGCCGCTGCGGATGCTGTCCGCGCCTTTCGCCGCGCTGTGCACGCGCAAGCCCATGCCGCGCAGTTCGGCAATGGATTTCGGCTCTGCACCGTCGGCGGTGATGTTCACTTTGCCGTAGCCCATCGCCGTCACGCGCTTGGCAATCATGTCGTTCGTCAGCCCACGTTCGTACAGCTCGTCAAAGACGTACAGGCGGCGCGCTGGAATGTCCAGCAATCCGCAGAACAGCGCCGTCGGGTCGTTGGTGAAGCCGAAGTCCAGCCCGAACACGGATTCCAGCTTGCCCGCTCGGCTGATTTCCGCCGGGTCGAACGGGGATTCCCGTCAGTGCTCGTAAATGAGCCCCTCCACAATGCCCCAGTTCCCTAAGCCCGCCACGGCGTAGCGGCGTGGGTTCGTCGCCTTCATCCGCTCAAATAGGCGTAAATCCTGCTTGTCCAGCCACTCGTTGCACTGGTAGTTCGTTGTGATGGCGAGGATGTCCGGGTCTTCTACGTCGAAAAAGCGCGCTTTCAGCCAGTGCTTCTGATTCCACGGGTTGAACGTCAGCGTGATTTGCTTGAACAGCGGCGGTGCGCATTCGCCGCGGATGGATTCATCCAGCGTGTTGAAGTCGCTCTCGTTCATGATCTCGTAGGCTTCTTCAATCCACACCCAGCACAGCACGCCGCTCTGCGCGGTGATGGAGGTCAATTTCAATGGATCATCCATGCCGCGAAAGTAGATTTTCTGCCCCGTCGGCTTGTAGGTGATTTCCAGCGGGCTTTCCTTCCAGCTCCAGAAAGCCTCCACTTGCAGGCGGTGAATTGCCCAGAGAAGCTGCGTGAAGCAGCTGTCGCGCAAGGTGCGGTACGTTTTGCGGATGACCAGCAGGTTTGCGCCGGGGTACTTCATCATGCGGTAGATGAAATTCAGCGCCGTCGTGGTGCTTTTCTTGCTTGCGCGGCTGCCTTTGCACACGCGGTAGCGCCCTGTGAAGCGCCAGAACGCGCCGTAGCCGCGCCCGACGACATCCGGCAGGTAGATTCGCTGCTGATTAGTCGTCAAGCGCATCCTCTCCCGCCAGAATCACCGCCAGGCTGCCCGACACATCCACCCTGTCCGTGAACAGCCCGTAGCGCTTGCCCAGCAGCTCCGCCGCCTTGTTCGCGTCGCACAGCCGTGCAGGAATCTCGACGACCTTCGGTTCTTCCTTCTTCGTTGTGCGCCGGGTGGGCTTGCTGCCGCCCTCGCCGGGGATGACTTCCGTCTTCTCCTCCATGCACGTCACGACGACAAATTCCTTCATCTCCCGGCGCATCACCGCCGTCAGGTATTTCAGCACTTCGTCCTGCTTGGCAATCAGCGCATCTTCCTTTTCGTCCATGCGCTTTTTGATGTTTTCAGTCACCTTAGGTTTTGTGAGGTTCTCTGCCGCAATCGCCGCCGCTGTTTTCGGGGAATACCCGGCGCGGATGGCGGCTTGCGTCGCGTTCAGGTCAATCAGGTACTCGTCGCAGAAGCGGCGCTGTTTCTCGGTCAGTCCAGCCAAGTCCACCATCCTTTCTGGAATGCTGAATGAGGGATTTCGCCTCCACACGCGGGGCACAGCGAATTCGGGGCACAAAAATACCCGGCGGAGACTGGCGCGTCCGTCGGGTGAGGTGATTGGAGGTTTCCATGTGCAGTATAGCACGAGGGTTGTATGAAATACTATGATATTTTATGATGTGATGCCGTGAGCGGCTCGGAAAGCAGGGCGCGAGCTTCTGAAAAAGTGATGAAAAATTGCAAAATTTCTTTGATTTGCTTATTGACACAATGAGCTTATTGCGGCACAATAGTACATGAAAGGAGTGTCATCATCATGTGCTACACCCCGTCGAATCCCCCTGTCGAAAGCATCCCCGCCCTCATCAAGAGCAAGCGCAAGGAGCGCGGTCTGACCCAGCGAGCCCTTGGCGAAATGTGCGGCTATACCGGCGCAAGCGCTGAACGCGTCGTGCAGCTGTGGGAGTACGGCAAGCAGTCCGTGCCGCTGGAGCGGATGCGCACTGTTGCCGCCGCGCTGGAAATCCCGGTGGATTTGCTCGTGCCGTGAGCCTCCACCGGGCGAAAAGTTCCCCTCAAGTTGGAAGAACACGCGGATTCCGGCAAGGCTACGGAAGAAAACGCGTAAGCGCGGGTCGCTCCCCGCGTGGGGGCTGGATTGAAAAATATCACACACTGTTGCCAATGTCGTATACCCATAGTCCCTCCCCGTGTGGGGAGCGTGGATTGAAATACCATCGTGCAAGCCACGCAGACCACCGCCGCCAGCAGACACAGCACGCCGATTATCGCCATTTTTCTCACCTCCACGCCGCATCAAGCGTCTTTTTCCGCGTCCAGCACCTTTTGAAACGCCTCCAGCGCCTGCCCATGCAGGGAGCAGACGTGCCGCCACGAGTAGTTCATTTCGCAGGAGATTTTCTCGAACGTCTCAAACAGCAGATACCGCCGGGAAAGCACCGTGTAATAGCGGCGGTCGCTGACTTTTTCCAGCTTCGCCGCGATTTCGCGCTTCTTGTCCACCAGACGGTCAATGTCCCGGTTGATTTCGGCTTTCAGGTCAACAATTTTCGCCACCGCATCCGCCAGACGGTCTGGAGCGCCGCCGCACCCGGATGCGCCGTCTTCCCGCAGGATGGGTGTGATGCGCGTCGCCATGTCCTGCAATCGCGCTGCGTCCGCCAGCTTGCAGGTGATCCGCTCGTCGAGATAACGCACCTGCGACAGATACTCTTTCGCCCGCATGTTCGCCCCTCCTGATGCGCCTGTCAGCACCGCCAGCCGCCATTTCGCTTTTTCGGCGGCACTTTCGGCGGATTTTCGGCATCCTCCACCGTCTCCGGCGGATTCTTCGGGGCGTTCTCCGGCATATCTGACATATTCGGCGGATTCTCTTCCGCCACGCGCTGGGCTTCGAGCAGATAGTCGTCGCCACGCTGGGAATACGCCGCGCCGCTCGCTCGTCCCATGCCGTACACCGGGATGCGGCGCACCCGGCAGTCATCCACCGTCGTCGCCTTGCGCAGGGCGCGGATTGCCGCATCCACCGCCTCGTCTTCGCGGAAATTCACCGCCAGCATATGCTTGCGGAGCCACGTCAGCTGCTCCAGCGCGTAGTTCTTTTCTGCCAGCGTCAGCGCCGTGCAGGGGTAGAGCGGGTCGGTGCAGGGGGATTGGTTGCTCATGTTGCTTGTCCTCCACGGTTCAGTGCTGCTTCCAGCCGATTGGCAATTTCCATCGCCGCGTCACGGAAGCGCACGTTGTAGCTCTGCGGAACGTAGTACGGGCAGTCCTGGCAGCGCTGATGCTCGCGGCAGACCGCGTTCGCACTGCCCATGCACCGGAAGTAGCGAATCAGCTGCTCCGTTGTCATGTCGTTTGCTTGCATCAGCCGTCCGCCCCTTCCTCGCTGCCCTCCGGCATCTGCTGATGGCGGAGGCGCATCTGTGCCAGACCCTGTTGCGCTTTTTCGCGGTCGCCGGGCTGTCTGCCCTCCACCACGTCGCGCAGATAGGCGTATTCGCCCACCTCATCCGCCGTCCGAACGCCCGCATAGTGCCAGTCCTGCAGGAGTGTCAGCACATACGCCATCGGGGACTTCGCGCCCGTCGCGGCGGCGCACCGGATGGCTTCACGCAGCACTGTCAGCGGCATTTGCAGCACATCCGCCGCCGAAGAGAGCCGCTGCACCTGCGCCGGGGCGGGAATCACACCGAAATCAGACCGCCAGATGGCGGCAATCTGCTTATCGCGCGCGCGCCCGCCCGTACACGCGCGTTCCGCTTCGGTGTATTTCTCATTCTCTTCTTCTTGGTAACCCGTTTTCCCTGTTTGGTATTCTCTTTCCGTATAGTTTGGTACTATGTTACCGTTGTTACCCCCTATGTTATTATCGTAGTTACTCCCCATGTTATTATTGTAGTTACTCCGATTTTCGCAGTAACTTTGCATTTTCCCCGCTTTGCCGGGGGAATCAGGCGGAAATTCAGGGGAGAAGAAATTGATTTTGTAGGCGGGGGCGCGTTTGTTCCTGCTGCCGGGGATGAAGTCAATTAAACCGCGCTGCTTTAAGCTGTTCCGCGCCATGATGACGGCACCTAACTGCATGGGGCAGAGCGCGAGAAGCCGGTCATTCGCAATGCGGATGAACCCCTCCGGCCAGATGCTCCCTTGTGCGCGTCCGTTGATGATGTGCATCAGCGCATACCACACAAGGCGTTCTCCGGACGAAAGTCCTTCATCAGACGCATATTCGATGAACCGCATGTGTTCCCGCACATAGTTGACAATCGGCATGGTGCTGCCCCCTTATTCTTCGCCGCCGGGCTTATCGGGGATGACGTCAAGGCTGCCATCGAGGCTGTAGCGCAGTACGTTGCACGTTTCCCCGTGGCGGTTTGTGACCTTCGCCCAGTCTCGCCGGATGGGGACACCCGCCTTCTTCAGCTCGCTGATGCGGCTTGCAAGGCGCAGAATGCCGAGGTCAAGCATCGCGTCCAGCGTGGTGATTGACCCGTAGCGGCGCATGTAGTCCAGAATCCGGTCAACCTGCTTGGGGCGCTCGTTCCGGCTGCTCATTTTCCGTCCCCTCCCGCTTCCGCGCGGTCGCCTCGTCCTTGAAGACGCAGGCGTGAAATCCACAAGTCTTGCACCGAATCCACAGCGCATCCTCGCGTACATACGGGTTCTCCATGATGGCGGGCATACTGCACAGCGGGCAGAGCGCCAGCTTGGAGCGGTCAATGCTCGTCAGCATCGCTTACACCTCCACTTTCTGAATGCGGATGCCGTAGCGGAACAGCATCAGCTTGCGGCGGATGAGGTACTCCTTCGTGCGGAAGCCCTTCACGTCCTCCACGACGGTGCGCCCGTCCGCGTCGGTATAGACGAAATCGGCGACATAGAAGCAAGCGCGTTCAAGGACATTCCCGTCCTCGTCCCGCTGAACAGGGACAAGCTCATACCGCACCTGACGCTGCAAATCGCCGATTTCGCCTGCCTGCGCCATCAGGCAGAGTTCACGCCAGCGGCGAAATTCCGCTTGGCTGTCGAACGTCATGCCATTGATGACGACTTTCTCGTTGCCGTACTTGCGCTGCGTGTCTTGGAGCGACAGCGCCTCAGCGAGCGTTGTGTGTGGCATTTCCATCGCACGGATGGCTTCTTTCACCTTAGAAGGGTACTTCAACGCCTGTCACCCCTTCCAAGGATTCCGGGAAGTCCCGATCGTCGTCGTCCGGCTCTTCCTGCCGCTTGAGCGGCGCGTCGCAGAACTCCTGCTGATTGACGACGACCTCCACCATCGTCTGCGGCGTACCATCCTTCTCGTACTTGCTCACTTCCAGCGAACCGCGCACGGCGACGCGCTGACCCTTGCGCAGGTACTTGGCAGCGAAATCGGCGCTCTTGCCGAACGCCTTGCAGCGCACGAAGTCGGCGATTTTCTGTTCGCCCGACCGGCAGCGCGGGATGGCGATGGTGTACCGGGCGACGCTGGTGCCCGTGCCGCTGGTCACGCCGATGATGGGATCAGCGGTCAGGCGGCCGATGCCAAAGAATACGTTCATGGGGAAACCTCCTTCAAAATATCGTTACTTGTTTTTCGGAATGAGCGATAGCGCAAGCACCGTCGCGCAAATCAGCAGCGTAATCAGAACGCTGTCAGACATATCCTCCACCTCCTCACAGCACGCGCAGGGCGCCGTCCATCAGCTCATAGAGCCGCCCCAGCACCTCGAAGCGGATGTAGTGGATGTTGCCCTCGCCACGGGGCGCGCCGTCAGGGGTGCGCACGGAGAATGTGTGCACCAGCACCGGGCGGCGGTCGTAGTTGGTAACGCCGTCCTCGCAGCGGATGTCGCCGTGGCGGTTGCGTTCCAGCGGCTTCTCCGTCGTCACGATGGTGATGCGCTCCCGCTGGAAGCCGCACCACGACGCGACCAGATCCGCCGCCTCGATTTCGTCCAGCCGCCGCGCCATGCCGCACGCGCAAGTGTCCGCATAGGTGCTGTATTCGCGGTTGGTGATGCCGGGGAAGTACGTTTCCCACTCCTGCTCGTGCTCCAGCTGCTTTTCAAGCACTTTTGCCCGCATACGGTAGAAGTCAGTAGGCTTGTCGGCCATCAGAAACGCCCTCCCTTCGCGCGGCACATCATGCCGACCATGCCGGGGGTGACGGGAGACGGCTGCTGCGCCATGGCAGCGCGAATCTCCCGGCGCTTCTGGCGCGACGCCGTGCGGCAGTCCAGGGAAACCAGCAGTTCGCCCAGGGCGTGGATTGCCACCGGGATGCAAATCAGCGTGGCGAATGCGGCGAGAAGTGCCATCTCGAAGCTCATGGGGAAACCTCCTCTTGTCGTTTACTCGTTATCGTCGTCCGGGTGGAGGACGTGCGATGCCTCAATCAAGTCCACGTCGCCTTCGGGCGTGGTCATCTCGAAGCACGTTTCCACCGCAAAGGCGTTCTCGTCCACGCGCAGGACGTAGCCAGCGTGCAGAGCAAAATCGTGGGCGCGCTCCTCGGTGTCGAAGAGCATTGCCTTGTCGAGGTCAGCAGTCAGGTCAATGCCGCCCTGGGTCAGGCGGGTGAAGTACAGGCACATATCGTCCGAGACGCGGATCTGGACGACGTAGCCGCAGGGGGTTAGGCTCATAGCGTCACACCTCCACCCCGTCGGGGCCGTACTCGTCCGGGTCATACAGCCCGGTATCCTCCAGCTGGTCAAGCATATCGTCGAGCGTGGACATATCCTCGTGCAGCTTGCGGTAGACCGCCATAGCGACGTAGCTGTTCGGCTGCTCCGGCATACTGCAAAGCGCGGTGTGCATCTGGTTGTACAGCTGGATGTAGACGTGCCGTGTGCCGAGGTGGCTCATCAGCTTGCCCATGTGTTCATGCGGCGCGTACATCTCTTCCAGGTACGCCAGCTGACGTGCGCGCCACGTCGTGATGGTCATCTTGTCACCGAGTGTCATGGGGAAACCTCCTTATTTGGTCGTTGGGGGATGGGGCGCAGGGGATTAACCTGCGCCCTTGTTGTCGTCGTTGCCGTCGTGCTTGTCCACGATGGTGTACTCGATTTTCACGCCCTCCTGGTCTTCCAGCAGGCTGACGAGGGTCGCGATGAGCTGCTCGGCGGTCGGTGCGCCGGGGCGGGTAAGCAAATCCGGCATGGGATACCTCCTTATGCGCTCTTCGTGCTTTTGAGTGTCATCAGAACGCCCTGAATCACGCCGCAGAAATACGCCTGCTGCGACTCCGGCAGGTCGTGGACATCTTTCGCGAGTATTTGCGCTGCCGCCTCAATATTGGCGGTATCCTGCGCGCTGAACTGCTGAACCATGTTCTCACCTCCACGTAATACACTGTATTAACATTATAGTCCATTGGATTTAAAATGTCAAGAATTTTTGCCTGAATAATTGCAATGTATTAAATTTCATGCTACAATGCTATATGAAGGGAGGCGGTTTCGTGAAAGAACGCCTGAAAGAACTCCGAAAAGCCCTTGGCTTAAGCCAGCAGGAGTTCAGTGAACGCATCAATGTGGCACAATCCACCTACGCACATTTTGAAACCGGTCGCCGCGAACTGCGCGACATCCACATCTCTCAAATCTGCACCACCTTCAACGTGCGCGAGGAATGGCTGCGCGACGGTACGGGCGAGATGTTCAATCAGCTAAATCCGACTTTGATTGATAGGCTGGTGCAGGAGTATGACCTCGGCGAGTACGGGCGCTCCATGCTGGAAGCCTTCGTCACGCTTCCGAAAGAGCAGCGCGACAATTTTTTGAATTTCGTGCACGAGTTTGCCGAAAACTATCGTCAGCAGGACGCACCGGACGCGCCTGCCGTTCCCGGTCGCTTCGCCGCGGCGGAAATAAAAAAGCCCCCAACGCGGAATGCGTGAGGGGGAAGAAGAATAATTCTTTGATGCTTCTGCATTCTGGTTGACAAAATCACAGAAATCATGTAAAATGGTTGCGCGAAGAAATGTCAACCGGAGGTGTTTTGTTTGGACATTCGCTTTGATTCGCTTTTTACCCCGCCGCAGCTGAAATTCCTTGCCGACACTGTGCAGATTGGTACGGACGCTTATACGCTGCTGACCCAGAACGCGGATTCGCCGTTCAGCCACCCATATATGCGGCCGGAGGGCACACGCGTCCGCACGAAGCTGATGCAGATGCAGGTTGCCCTTGGCGCTGCTTCGCAGCAGTGTCCATTCGCTTTTTCGGAACGGCGCTTCGCAGGCGGACAAGTTGTACCTCAATTGGAGAATGATGACGTGCTGCTTCACGTTGCTTTCCGCAGAAATCGGCATGACCTTCCGCCGAGGGCAAAATATAAGGTGGAACTTTCCGAGCGAAATTCACCTTTCCAGCGTCAGTTTCAAATGTTTGGTGACCACACCCTGACGCTGGGCACGCAGAAGCTATTCGCATTTTTGATTTTCGGCGGCGAAGAACAGCCATTCGCGACGATTCTGCTGCCTGAAGCGGGCTATGGCGGCATCGCGGACGAAATCGAATTGCCGCTGCTGAAAGACTTGACCCCCAAACCGAAAGAAATTGTGCGCAGAACAGTCGCATTGCGCGATGAGTATCTGCGTGGAAAAAAGGAGGGCTAATCATGCCCGTCGCTGTCATTTCAGCGAGGATTACGGAAGCGAGAGAAGCGCGAGCCCTGTCGATGGAGGAACTATCCGCAGAAATCGGCGTGACGCGCCAAGCTATCTCCAAGTTCGAGAAAGGAATCACGCCGCCGTCTGATTCGACACTGGAACGTATCGCGGCTGTGCTGAACTTCCCGATTGAGTTCTTCTATAAGCCTGAATTGGCGGCGACTTCGGAGGGCGGCGCGCTCTTTTTCCGCTCCAATTTGGGCGTATCGCAGAAGGTCAAAAAAGCGTGTCGCTATCAGCTGAAATGGGCGGACGAAGTCAAGCAGCAGCTGGAAACCTACATCAGCTTTATTCCGCAGGAGCTGCCGGTCTCTGACCGCGACTATCGCGACCTTTCGCTGGACGAAGTGGAAGAAATCGCAATGGATGTCCGCAACCAATGGGGCATGGACGATGACCCGATTGGCGACCTGATTGGGTTGTTGGAGAACCACGGTATCATCGTTGCGGAGTTTACAGGCAGTCAGCAATGTGAGTTCCGAGGCATCGACGCACTGTCTTGCTGGGAAAACGGGACACCCTACATTCTTTATCAGCCCGCAGAAAAGAGTGCCGTGCGGATTCGTTTCAGCATCCTGCACGAATTAGGGCATCTGCTCCTGCATTCCGACGTGCCGCAAAAGGAAGCGTCCCAGCGTGCTGTAATCGACCAAGCGGACAGTCAGGCAGACCGCTTCGCGTCGGCTTTTCTGCTTCCGGCAGATCCGTTCTCGCGCGACCTGCACGGCTCATCCATGCTTGCATTGGAGCGGGCAAAGCGCAAGTGGGGCGCATCAATAGCCGCTATGATACACCGTGGCGCAGACCTCCACCTGCTGTCCGAATCGCATTTGCAATACCTCAACCGTCAGATGACAAAGCAGCGCTATTGGCGTGCTGAACCATATGACGACGTGATGACCATTCAGCCGCCGGAAGTGCTGCGCGACGCTGTCACCCTGCTGATTGAGCATGGTGTGCTGTCGAAGCAGCATCTTTTACGCGATTCCGCCATTCCGAAGGAGACGATGATTTCCCTCTGCAATCTGCCAGAGGATTATTTTGATGAAGTACTTATCAGGCGTAAGCCTGAACTGTATTTAGTTTAACAAGTCTTGCCTTTGCGCGCGGCATTCTTCCTGTGCGCCAACTACACACCTGATTCCAGCGGCTTCCACTGCTGCATCCACATCCACCGCAAGACTTCCACCCACGTCAAGTGCGCGGGTCACTTTCTGCGACGCGGTATTCAATCGTCACGCCCTCCTGGTCTTCCAGCAGGCGGACGAGCGTCGCAAGCATCTGCTCTGCCGTCGGCGCGTTCTCCTTCGCAAAAAGACGGTCAGCATCCATCCGCTTCACCTCCCCGGTGGCATATAGGTATGGGTGCGCCCGTAGCTTTATGAATGCGCGCAGCGGCAGCCATCGCCATAGGAAGGTGGAAGGAAGAAATGACGAATCAGGCAGAAAAAACAAGCTACATCGAGAACGTGGCGGCGTACATCCGCGTCTCCACGCAGGAGCAGAAGCTCCACGGCATCTCCATCGAGGCGCAGGAGGAGAAGCTGAACGAATACGCCGACAGCCACGGCATGAAAATCGTGAAGTTCTACAAGGACGAGGGCGTTTCCGGCAGGAAACTGATTCGCAAGCGTCCCGCCCTGCAAGCCATGATTCAGGACGCGGAAAAGGGGAATTTCCGCCGCATCATCTTCATTAAGCTCGACAGATTCTTCCGCTCCGTCGCGGAATATCACGAGTGCATGAAGCGGCTGGCCGCGGGCGGTGTCATCTGGACGGCGACGGAAGAAAAATATGACCTGTCCACGCCGTCGGGGGAGGCGTTCGTCAACATGAAGCTGACGATGGCGCAGTTCGAGGCGGATCAGGTGGGCGAGCGCATCCGCATGATTAACGAGTACAAGGTGAAGTCGGGTCAGCCGCTGTACGGTTCGCAAGCCCTGCCATTCTGCTATCAGGTGAAGCAGTCGGGTGACGGCGACCGCCGCAAGTACATCGCCAAGCGCGACGAAATCATCATGGAAGACCTGATTGACCACTTCTGCAAGAACCGCTCCGTCCGCGCCGCCCTGCACTACATCAACGCCAAATACAGCCGCGCTTTCTCCTACTCGACCATCAAGAACGCGCTGACCAGCGAGCTGATTTGCGGCACGTATCGCGGCAATCCCGCCTACTGCGAGGGCTACATGACCCCCGCGGCGTTCGAGACGATGCAGAAGTACATCCAGCACAACCCGCGCACGTCCCAGCGCGAACACAGCTACATCTTCGGCGGCCTTATCCGCTGCCCCTGCTGCGGCAATATGCTCGTCGGTTCGCCGACGGTGCTCAACCGCATCGGCAAAAGCGGTCAGAAGCTGTCCTACAAGTACTACGGCTACCGCTGCTACCGGGGCAACCTCGAAAAGAAGTGCGATTTTCGGACGATGGCGTTCGAGCATCGGCTGGAAGCCATCATGCTCAGCGAGGTGGAAGCCGTCATGCGCGGCAAGCAGATGTACCTCCTGCGCCTTCAAAACGCCCCGCAGCGCGTCGCCCAGCACGACCTGGCGGAGCTTCAGCAGGAGCTTGCCCGCCTGAACTACGCCTGGCAGAAGGGGCGCATCAAGACTGCCGCGGACTACGACCGGCAGTACGACGACCTGATGACGCGGATTGATGCCGCCAACGCCGAGCGGCAGGAGCTGGCCGCCAACCCCGACTACCGCAAAATCAGCCGCATCCTCTCCGACGGCTGGAAGCAGCTCTACATCTCTCTTGACAACGACCACAAGCGCGCCTTCTGGCGGGCGTTCATCGAGGAGATTCAGCTGGAATGGACGAAGGACGTCAAGCGCATCAGGGACATTACTTTTTTTACCTGA